GGATTTTAAGATTAGAAGAATGGAAACTAGAGTAACTGCAAGTACGATTGCAGATACCGAATATTATTCTTTACCTGATAATTTTATAGCTATGAGGAATATACAGCTCAATACTGATCCTAAAACAGCATTAGAGTATATGACACCTGAACAAATGGATAGAGTTAGAGGTGGTAGCAATACAGGTAAACCAAAAGCATATTCTATTATTGGTAATAACTTTCAACTAAGACCAATACCTGATGGGGTTTACGAAATAGAAATGTTGTATTTTAAATACTTTACAGCTTTATCTGACTCTAACACAACTAATGATATGCTTACTTTTCACCCTGATGCTTATCTTTATGGTGCATTAGTTGAAGCAGAACCTTATTTATACAACGATAAAAGATTACAAACTTGGTCTAGTTTATATGATAGAGCCAAAGATGATATTATAAGATCTAACGAAAGAGACCGACATTCAGGAGTAGCACCAACCACAAGAATTGACTATGGAGCTTACTAATGACTACATGGACAACTGTAAGCACTAGCACAACTTCTTGGACTACTGTACCTGAAACAGCACAAGGTTATATCGAAACAGAAGATAACTTGTTTTTGATAGCAACTGAAGATAATGAATTAATACAACAAGAAGATAAAACAGATATAGCACCTGGTAACTGGCAAGATGTATCTGAACCTTCAACAACGACTTGGACAATACAATAAATGGCAACTAAAAAGATAACAGATTTTACAGCAACCACGACACCATTAAGTAGTGCAGTATTTCCTATCGTTCAGTCTAGTTCTAACTTAAAAGTAACACTAGCTAATATAGCAGCTAATATGCCTGATTTAACTGCAACTACTATTACATCTTCAGGTGCATTAACTGTATCAGGAAATGCTACATTTAGTGGCGATGTAACAATTTCAGGCGATGATTTATTTATGGCTACCAATACTAGTGGTGCTGCATTAATAGCTGATGGAACTAATTTTAACCCTGTTGTTATTTCAGGCGATATATCTATAGGCACAACAGGTACAGCAGCTATTGGCACAGGAGTTATTGTTAATGCAGATGTAAACACTAGTGCAGCAATAGCATTTTCTAAAATGGAAAACTTAACTGCATCAAGAGCATTAGTTTCTGATGGTAGTGGAGATGTAAGTGTTTCAGCAGTAACATCTACAGAAATAGGATATTTAGATGGTGTATCATCTTCCATTCAATCACAATTAGATGGTAAAGCATCATCAAGTTATGTACCAACTGCAATTACTGTCGCAGATGAGTCGTCAGACACTACTTGTTTCCCCTTGTTTACAACGGCAGCGACTGGCGACTTAGGTCCAAAGACAGCATCAGGATTAACTTTTAATTCAAGCACAGATGTATTGTCAGGTACTTTTTCAGGAAACATTACAGGTAATGTTACAGGTAATGTAAGTGGTACATCAGGATCAACCACAGGTAATGCAGCAACAGCAACAGCTTTAGCAACTGCAAGAAATATTGGTGGTGTATCTTTTGATGGCACAGGTAATATTGATCTGCCTGGTGTAAATACAGCAGGTAATCAAAATACAAGTGGAACAGCAGCAGGTCTTTCTGCAACCCTAGCTGTAGGAAGTGGTGGTACAGGTGCAACAAGTTTAACTGCAAATGGAATTTTAGTGGGTAATGGCTCATCAGCAGTAAGTGCTGTCGATATGTCTACCAAAGGACATTTGATTGCAGGTGATGGAAGTGGTAACCCATCAGCATTATCTATAGGAACTAATACTCATGTATTAACAGCAGATAGCTCAGAAGCTACAGGTATGAAATGGGCAGCAGTGTCTACTCCAACTCCTACAGCAATTACAGTTGCAGATGAATCAACCGATACTTCATGTTTTCCATTATTTGTAACAGCAGCTACAGGTGATCTAGGCCCTAAAACTGCAAGTGGTTTAACTTTTAACTCTAATACAGATGTTTTATCAGGAACATTTGCAGGAAATATAACTGGAAATGTAACTGGAAATACATCAGGTAGTTCAGGTTCATGTACTGGAAATGCAGCTACAGCTACTGCTTTAGAGACTGCTCGAAACATAGGTGGAGTTTCATTTGATGGTACTGGCAATATAGATTTACCAGGAGTTAATAGTGCTGGAAATCAAAATACATCAGGTACTGCTGCTGGATTATCAGCAACTCTTGCAGTAGGTAGTGGTGGCACAGGAGCTACTTCACTTACAGCAAATGGTGTATTAATCGGTAATGGTACTAGTGCTATTTCGGCAGTAAATTTATCAACTAAAGGTAGTATTTTAGTTGGCGATGGTTCAGGAAACCCATCTGCACTTGCTGTTGGAAGTAATGACCAAGTGCTTACTGCTGATAGTTCTACAGCTACAGGATTAAAATTTGCAACACCTGGTGGTGGTGGTGGACTAGCAGTTATTAGTGCAGTAAATAATTATAATTCATCAGGTAATACTACTTCATATTCTTTTACTGGTTTTGACTCTACCTATGATAATTATTATGTAATTATTCATGCTATTACACAGCATGGTGATGGTGATTTACAAATGAGATTTTTAGATGATGGCTCTGCAATAACTGGTTCTAATTACAGACAAACTACTTTAGGTTTAACACACAATAATTCAGAAAAAAGAATTACTACAGATGCAGCAGATAAATTTACACTTGTAGAACAACAAAAAAGTGGTGAAAAAGATCCTATGAATGGTTGGATGTATTTTAACAATGGTAGAGGTGGCCGTTGGGATTCTGACTCTAATGATTCTGAAGGACAAGTATCACCATCAGTCGTATATATGGTCGGTGGAGAAGGCAGTAATGGTACATCAAGAATTGCTATAGGTCATGGATATATTAATGATACACAAGCAAATACTTGTAATGGCTTTCAGTTAATATTTGCTGGTGGCGATGGAGCTTATAAAGTTAATTTAACAGTTTATGGAGTGAAAAGAGCATAATGGTAGCATTAGTAGATAACAAAGGAACTCTTACAACTAGAGATGAAGATGCCAAAACTTTATCAGATATACAAGCAACTCAACAATGGTATACAGACAATGCCTATGTACTTGCTAGAACTAAAGGCACAGGCACAGGCGATTATTACAAAGATATAGCAGAACAACTTGATATGCTTTATAAAGACATTGATGCAGGTAAACTTGGCGACAATGCAAAAACAGGTGCATGGTATTTACATATTAAAGCAGTAAAAGATAACAACCCTAAAAGTTAGGAGAAATAGATGGGATTAGAAACAGGAACATATATAGACAGTCTTAACAGCTCAAACCCAGCAGCAGGTGATCCTGTTAATGAGGGTGATGACCATATAAGACTTGTTAAATCAACAGTAAAAGCAACATTTCCTAACATATCAGGAGCTGTTACTTCTACACACACAGAATTAAATTTATTAGATGGTGTTACAGCGAATACTACAGAACTTAATTATGTAGATATTACAACACTTGGTACAGCACAAGCATCAAAAGCAGTTACAGCAGATGCCAATGTAGATATCACAGGAGTTAGAAATTTAACCTGTAGTGGTACAATTACTATCGGTTCAAACACAGCTACAACTATACAAGCTGTATATCCTGTAGGATCTATTTATATAAATGCAGCAGTATCTACTAACCCTGCAACATTACTAGGTTTTGGTACATGGGCAGCATTTGGTGCTGGTAGAGTTATGGTTGGTATTGATTCAGGTGATAGTGATTTTGATACAGCACAAGAAACAGGTGGTTCTAAAACTCATACATTATCTGTTTCAGAATTACCATCGCATACTCACACAGCAACCCTCATGGGTAATGGTGAAGATGAACAACAAGATTTACCTGCTGCTGGTGATAATACTAATCCAAGCAGAACAATGACCACAGGTGCTACAGGTGGTGGTGGAGCACACAATAATGTGCAACCATATATCGTTGTGTATATGTGGAGAAGGACAGCATAATGGCAGTATTTCAAGTAGGTGCACCACAAGGAATGATTAAAGATGTCAATCCAACAGCACTACCAAATGAGTTTTTTTCACATACAGAAAACACTAGATTTGAAGATAATGCAGCTAAAAAAATATTAGGACATGATAGTGTATTTACAGCACCATCAGTTGCTCCTTATTTTTTAATTAATTTAACAGGTTCAAC